GGCTGGGAAGGGACTTGCTGCTGGAGCCTGTCTTCACTGCCAGGGTGGTCACGCTGACGCCCGGGGTGTTCGACCAGGTGCGGCGGACCACGATGCAGTCCCACCGGTCGGAGGTGCCCGAGGCTGCGGTGAAGTTGAACTGGGTTGTGCTGTTCCAGATGCCGACGCAGCCGTTCCCGTAGGACAGCCCGGTGGACAGCAGGGCGCCCCGGTCGCCTACCGCGTTCGTCGTGAGTTTCAGGTCGTTGAGGCCGCCCACTCCGAAGGCGCCCGAGGAGGCGTTGCTCATGATCGCGGCAAACGCTGTCGGGGTGACAGTGCCCGGGAATCCGTATTGTGTATCCGCCAGCAGTGCCATTATTTGCTCCTGTAAAGTTCCCGCAGGCCGCGGGTGAGGGATGCTATTGCTTTCATTGTCGCGCTTTCCGCGTCGTTTTTCCTGCCGATAGTGGCGCCGATCTTCGCCCCATCCATAGTGACATCGAAGTTCACTTCCCGCAGCACGTCCACCACGGGGGCGATAACGTCCACATCGGCCGTCACTTTATCGCCGAGCCAGTAACCCCCGGTGCCGCCGATCCTGAATTTCCCAGCCTCGGCCAGAGTGACATCGACCCAGTATTTCGGGGCGCCCTCGGCTAGCGATTCGGCCTCGCGTTTCGTCCACACCGCAGCATCCGATGTGTCCCGGGCGTCCCTGAAAGCTTCCACGGTGTCGCCCCATGCGGACTCGCGCGCGGAATCAAGGAAGGTGCGGAAGGTGCGGGCTGTGCCGTCGCCCTGCCCGCCGAGGACGCCGCGGGTGATGGTGGGCGCCTGCACCCCAAACTTGTACTTCTGGATCACGCGGGAGCCCACGGTGAGGGGGGTGGTGGTCCGGTCGGTGGGCACGTAGGCGTCCACGACGACATTGCCGGTGGCCGGGTCCAGCTGCGCAGTGATGCCGATGCCGGCAAGATCGACGGCCGGGAACAGCTTCTCGGCCAGGTAGTCGAAGCGCAGCAGGACGGTAATCGAGCTGCCCCGGTTGCCGTTGGTGGCCACCGTCACCGGGTACACGCTGCGGGCGGACACGTTGGCCGTCACCAGTGCCTTGACCACGGATTCGGCGTTGCCCGTGCGGGTATCGTAGGCGCTCGTCTGCGAGGAAATCGCGTTGCCCGGCACCGGCCAGCCCAGGAAGTTAGTGAAGATACGCCAATCGTCCTGCACCTCGAACGACAGGTAGCTGCCGGCGCCCGGCCCTTCGCCCTCTGCCAGCGTGGTCTTGCCCGTCATGAGGGTGCGGCCGCGGAAGTTGATTTGCACGCGCGAGCCGGGCGCCTGCAGCTGCGCCGCCCGCCGGTGCGCAGGGTGGACTTTGATGGTGGCGGCCGACAGGGCGTTGAAGCGTGCGCTGCCCGAGAGCGCCGTGTAGCCTACCACCGGGCCGATGCGCACCCGGTCCTTGTCGAACAGGATGATTTCGAACTCACCTGGGGTGGCCACTAGATGCACCTCCAGAATCGGGGGGTGAACGTGGCACGGATGGTGCCAGTACCGGACATGGCCAGATTCAGGGCAATGTCCTTGCCGGGCGGGATCGGCCGGTAATCGAAGCTGCCCAGCTGCCCGGTGACATCCACGCCTTCCAGCTCTGCCCCCAGGTTCCTCGGGTCGGTGTCGATCACCAGCAGGTCGCCGCTGGGAATGTCGGGGGTGAATGTGGTCGTGCCGCCGTTCACGCCCACAGTAACCGTGGTGGTGGGCCCGACGACTTCCCACCTGATGTAGCTGGGGGCGGTGCCCGGGTTGTCCATGGTGGCCGAGCCAATCGACTGCTCGCCGCTGATGTAGAAATCAGGGCCGCCGCCTACCGGGAAGAAGTCCTGGACGGTCTGCTGCTGCAGCTCGCGCGTGACCGGCTCGCCTTCCCAGAAGGGCTGCTCCGGGGAAAGTTCGAGCCCGTACACTGCCCAGCCCTCGAACGTGGGGTCCGTCTCGAAGCTGTCCTCACACTTCTCGTACCGCAGGTACAGGTTGCGGGCGCCGCGGCCGCTGCCGGGCAGCTGCACCGTCCAGATGAGCTGCTTCCCGGGGTAGAACATATCCCAGAGCTCATCGTTGCGTTGCGCCCAATCGGCGGCCGTCCCGTTGTGCCAAACGGCCAGGTAGAAGAACACCTTGCGGCCCGGCACAATGTAGCCGTCCCACTGGTGCCCATCCACCGCCGGGCTGGTCGTCTTCCAGTTCACTACCTCGGGCATTCCCAGCCCCTCGACGCCACCCTGAATCAGGTAGACGCCCGTTTCCCAGGTGGAAATGTCCCACACGGTGCCGTCCTCGCCGGTCAGCTTGTGGGTGAGCCCGGTGCGGGGAATGACGCCGTTCGAGGTCGGCGGCGCGACCGGGGGCGGCGCCGCGGTGTTGCTGCCGAGTAGCTGTGCTGTCATAGTGCACCTGCTCCTAGTTTGCGAAGATCATTCAGCGTGGTCTTGCGCCGTTCGCGGCGGTCGATTTCGTCCATTATCTCCTCCGCGTCTGCCCCGTACACGTCCCCGTTCACGGTCAGGCTGCGGCCGCCCGCGCCGGCGTCCGCTGCGCCCACCACGGCGCCCACAGCGTGCCGGGCGATGTCCACCGGGATAGGCGCGGTCAGCGGCGCCACCATGGCGGTTGCCGCCTTGCCGACGCCGCTGGCCATGCTGCCCAGGCCGTTGATGAGGCCCTTGCCGAAGAAGACCGCGAGGCCGAAGGCCAGCCGGGAAGGCGACTTGATGCCGAGGAAGTTCTTCACCCCGTCGATTGCGCCCTTCACGGTGTCCACGGCTGCGTTGAAGATGTTCCCGGCCATGCTGGTTATGCCGCCGATGAAGCCCTGCATGGCACTGACGCCCGCGGACGAAAGCATTCCGCCGAGCCCGCCGATCGCGCCGAGGATGCGCCCCGGCAGGCCGCCGAAGAAGCCAAGCACGTTGCCCACCATGCCCGACGCCCCGGAGACGATGTTGCCCCAGACGCCGCCGAGGAATCCCTGCAGCCCGGCGAAGGCAGAGCGGCCGAAGGAGACGATGTTGTTGAAGCCGCCCACCACGAACGAAACCAGCCCGGAGACGGCGCCCACAGCCACCCCGCGTATGCCGGCCCAAACACCGGCGAGGAATCCGGCGATCGCCGAGAAGACGCCGATCGTGAAGCCGCGCAGGTTGTTCCAGGCGCCGGTGACGAAGCTGGTGATGCCCTGCGAAGCGGCGATCGAGAAGCCGCGGATATTCGACCACACCCCGGACAGGAACCCGGCGATCGCGCCGAAGACGGTCATGGTGAACGAGGAGATAGCGGACCAGGCAGCGTTCACGCCGTCCTTGAACCACCCGACGTTGTTGTACGCCCACACCACACCGGCCACGAGCAGCGCCAGGGCGACGACGACGAGGCCTATGGGGTTGGCAGCCATGGCGGCGTTTAGGGCCCACTGGACGGCCGTCCACGCCGTCACCACCCCGCGTACCACGGTCGCCCCGGCGGCGAACGCCTGCGTTGCGAAGGACACGACGCCGAGTATGGGGCCGATAGCGGCCAGCGCAACACCGATGCCAATCAGGACGCCCATCTGTCCCTGATCCAGCGAAGCGAACCAGTTAGCGAAGCCCTGCAGCGGCGGCGCGATAGCCTGCAGCGCGGAACCGATCGCCGGGAACAGGGTGAGGCCGATAGGGGCGAGGGTGAGCTGCGCCGTGTTGCCCAGCTGCTGCAGCAGCTCCGGGAAGTCCTTGGTTTCCTGCGCTACCCCCAGGATCGAATCGCCGGTCAGCCCGGCGGCCGAAGTCATGTTGTCGAGGTTGATTTTGCCGCTCTGCAGGGCGCCCACGAACTGCGCCGCGCCCCGGGTGCCGAACACCTTGCCGGCCAGCTGCAGCGCTGCAGCCTGGTCGCCCTTCTGGATGAAGCCCTGAATCTCGCCCGTGACGCGCTTGAACGCCTCCTTCGGCGCCTCGCCGTCTTTCGACAGGGTGACGAGGGACTTGGACAGCCCGGCCATTACCGTGTTGGAGTTGATGCCCGCCTTGTCCAGGGTGCCAATCAGGGCCGCGGAATCAGTGAAGGAGAAGCCCAGCTGCGCCAGCGCGGCGCCCTGCTTCGACATGGTGCCGGTCAGGTCGTTGATGCCGACGCCGGTAGCCTGCGACACCCGGAACAGATCGTCCATGGCACCGGTGGTCGCATCGCCCTTCACGTTGAACGCGGAAAAGGCGGAAGTCGCGTTGTTGATGTCCACAGGCACCCCGCCGAGCCGCCCGGCTTCGAGCACCTGGGATGCGAGGGTGTCCAGCGTGGGGCCCGTGAGGCCGAGGCGCTGGTTCAGGGACGATACGGCGTCGGATACGCTGCCGAAATCGGCCGGCACGGTATTGGCGACGTTGTTGAAGGACTTCTGCAGGCCGGCCAGATCATCCCCGGTGGCGCCGGTTTTCACCCGGATGTTGTCGTAGGCGTCGTCCACGTTCCCGGCGGCCAGGAACGCCGCAGCGCCAATGGCCAGAATCGGGACCGTGAGCCCGGCTGTGGCGATCTTCGCGCCGGTGGCTGCCTTCCCGGCGAACCCTGCAGCGAAGCCGCCGCCGGCTGCTACGCCTGCGGTAGTGCCTGCGGTGGCGGCCGCCGGGGTGAGCCCGGCCGCAATAGCAGCCGGGCCCCCCTGGAAAGACGGGACGATGGACACATACGCTGTCGCTAGCTCAATTGTGTCCGCCATTGCCAACCTCTCGCTTTTCTTCCGCCCGGAGGCGTTGCCGTTGCCTGAAAGCTTCGGCCTGATTGGCGATGTTGGCCTGCGCCTTTACTCGTTCCTGCTCGTACTTCGGAGGCTCCAGCGGTTCCGGGTAATTCCGCTGGTTCTTAGCATCCTCTGTTCTCTGCCAGTTTGCCACGCGGAGCGCGTCCACCGCGGCTGCTATGGCGAACGTTTCCCCGGTCCAGGCCTGCGGGCCTCCCATTTCCCTCCATACCTGCGCCCCCGGGGGTAGCCGGTGGGTGAGGGCGCAGGCTTTGCGGAGGGTGATCGTTCCGCGGTAGTAGTCGAGGAAATCAAGGTTGTAGTAGTGCTGAAAGTCGGCTTCCAGTGCCTCCGGGTACTGCCCGGCGAGGAACCAGAAGCCTAGGAATTTCCCATGCCGCTAGCCTTACCAATGGCCGTAGAAAGGCCCTGGTAGTGGCGCAGCGGCCATTTGAGCATCTTGTTGAACTGCTTCTCGCCGAGCAGCTGCAGCAGCGCGGTTGCGATCTGCCCCCGCTCGGCCGCGAGCTGGAATTCGAAGGTCAGGTCGTCCGCGTGGAACTCGAAGCGGACGCCGTTGTACAGGCACACCACGAGGCGGTTCTCGTCGTCGGCCTCGGCTTTCTGCGCATCCTGCGCCGCTTTCCGGTCCTCGGGCTGCCGCACGTTGTCCGGTACCCGGTTGTCCACGGGCTCGGGCGCCGGGCGCAGGTCGGACACGGTAGGCCTGGCCTGCTGCGCCGGCTCCACCTCGTCAACGCGGTAGTGCCCCACGGGCAGGTCGTCGGACGGCTGGCTTTCGGTGTGTACGAAATCGGTCATGGTGGCGATGGTTCCTTCTATTCAGTGGCGATGGGAAGGGTAAAAGGTGGCCGGGCGGCCCATCGCCTGAACGCCCGGCCACCAGCTTTGTTAGGCCGTTGCGGCGGCCGGGTTGTCCGTGATGATGGTGAACGCGCCGAGGCTCGTGACCGTGAATTCGTAGATCGTCATGTCCGAGGACTTGTGCACGACCTCGGCCGTTTCGCCTACTTCACCGCGGGGAATGTTGTAGCGCTTCTGCACGTCGCCGTCGAAGAAATCGAGGAGCCAGGCGCGCTCGTCGGCGGTAGCGCCGGCGGGAACCTGAATCGTCGTGACACCGGCGGTCGTGGTGGAAGTGCTGCCCGGGTAGTACAGGCCGAGGACGATAGCCGTCTCTTCCAGGCACTGGAATTTGAAGGTGTCCTCCACACCGACGACCTTCTGCCGCACTGTGGCGCCGCCCTGCCAGGCCTTGAATTTCGAGACATCCTTGGTGCGGTTGATCGCCACACCATCCTCGGAAATCCAGCCCAGCTCCTCGAAATCGACGGTCGCGGCTGCCAGCCCAACGGGGAACGTGCTTCCCAGCGGGGCGACAGAGACGAGCGAAGTTTCGTCGCCGTAAATCCGAATGTTTGCCAGCGATTTAGTCATTCTCGCTCGCCTCCTGGTTCTTTTCAGTAGTGGCCGGGCGCCTAGCAAGCCCCCGGTGTAGCAGTTCCCGCGCTTCCGCGTCGGGTACCTCTAGGGTTTCGTCGGGCTTGTGGACGCCGCCGCGCGGGCCCGTCCAATCAGCCGAGAGGGTAATCAGCACTTCATACCTCCATGATCGCATTACGTAGATGAATTTCGGCAGTGAAGGCATACCGCGAGAGGTCCGGGCTTCGCGGGTCGGGCCGGTCACTCACGCCTGCGGCGTTCACCCGGTAGCAGGTCACACCTTCCAGCGTGGAACCAACGAGGCCTTTCAGGTACGCGCGCACGAGGTTTGCCAGCTCGGCGGCCGCAGCGTCGTCGCCGGCGTAGCACTCGAAGGTCAGCTGAGGCAGGTCAGACACCCGGGAACCGTCGCCGCCGCCGGTGCGCTGCACCCTCACGAAGGAATCGGCTCCCGCTGGCACCCTGCCGCCCACAGGCGGGGTTAGTTTCGGGTTCAGGGCCGCCACTGCCCAACCCACAGCATCGGGCGCGAGAGAGGCTTCCACGGGGCTCACCTTCCGGCGTCGATCGCGCGGGTAAGCACCAGGTCCGTCGCTTCGGCTTCCTGCCCGGCGCGGGAGGCAGTAATCACGGACCCGCGCACACGGGTCTTACCGATGTACACGGACGGCTTGAAGTCCTCGGGCGCCCCGGCGGCCGCAGCTACCGCGTTCGTCCGGGCCTCGATGTCGGCCTGCACCCCGGGGCTTTTCAGCAGGGCCCGGATGCCGGCGCCGTTCATTTCGATACGTACCTTCGTCACTAGCCGGCCCACCTTACGGCCAGGAACTGCCAGCCGTTCAGGGCGCCGCTCGGGGAATCCAGGTACTCAGGCTCGCCGCTGATCGCGTACTCCCGGCCGTTGGGCAGCAGCACCTTGTCCGTGCCCAGCAGGTCCGCAGGCTCGCCGTCCGCGTCCAGCTCGGGCAGGAACACGTCATAGGTGCCGCGCATCGCCTCGCGGTGGTCCAGGTCCTCGCTGGTCGCCGCAGCCTGCACGAGGCAATTTTCGAAAATCAGCCGGCGCACGTTCGGGGATTTCCAGTCGAAAACGTCCGAGCCGTGGACCTGCTTCACGGGCGCGCGGAGCACGATCACGGTAGCCCGGCCGTAGGTGGCGGTCACGATTCGTCGCCCTCCCCCACCTGGTATCGGTTCACGGCTTCGACCCACTTCTGGGTCGTCCCGGTGGTGGCGTTCTGGTTGTACCCGGCAGAGGAAGCGCCGGCGCTTTCCTGCTGCAGGTGCGCCAGCGAGAGGGCGATGGTGGCAGCGTGCTCCAGCACAGCATCCTTGATGTCGCCGGGGATTTCGTCGGGCTCGAACCCGTAGGTGCAATCGACTTCGACCTCATAGTCCTTCGGCCACACCGCGTAGGGCTCGCGCACCAGGACGCCGGTGCGGCGCAGCAGCCGGAAATCTGTGACCGCGGCGCCGTCCACGCGCACTGCGGTAATCGCGCGGAGCTCGATGCCGGGCAGCAGCAGCTTGGAAGCGCCGTTGCCCACGAGTACGAGGGTCCCGGTGGTGGTGGTCACGTTGTGATGCACCCGCCCCCGGAACCGCTCGCTCGCGCGCGTGAGTGCCAGGGTCAGCTTCGGGGAATCCGCGGGCAGGCGCGTAATCAGCGCCAGGTCGGATTCAGCCGCGAGGTTCACCATGGCTAGTGCCGCCTACTTCTTGTCAGCCGGGGCGGTGTTCGCGGACGCCGTGGTCACGGGCGCCGGGATGGACTGCACATCGCCGGCCTTCGCGCCCGCAGGTACGTAGGTACCCACAGGGAGGTCGCCGTTGGCGATCTTCTTTGCTACGGCTGCGCTGTCAGCTTTCAGGCCGCGGGCCTTCGCGTCCTTCGCCGTGTACCGCACACCGCCGGAAACGATGATGCCGGTTTCTTCTTTTTCGGTGGTTTCGTTCTCAGCCATTGCCTTCTCCTTTTCCAGTGATTACCTTGTTCGCCAATCCGCCCGGCACCGGGTGAGGGTGCCGGGCGGTGGTGTTTTATGCCTAGGCCGTCAGGTCAACGACGCACAGGTTGGAGGGCTTGCGGATCAGCTGCACCGCGCGAAGCTCCGCACGGATGTAGGTGAGGTTACGCTGAGCGTAATCCTTGTGCTGATTGAAAGCCAGGATGGACAGCGCTTCGAGGAGCAGGAGCTGCACCTGCCGGAAGTCGCCGACGAGGGCCTGGCCCACGGCGATCTTCTGGGAAGCGATGCGCTCGAAGCCCCACGCGGTGCGCGGGCCCGTGTTGAAGGGGCCGTTGCCGAGGTAACGCCCGGTGGAGTCTTTCAGCAGGTCCCACGCCTCATCGTCGGCCGGGTTCAGGACAACAGCCTGAATGTTGGCGCCGGAAGTGGTGCGGAGCTTGGTGATGGACTTGCGGATCGTGGTCGGCACATCCGTAACGAAGGCCTGCTGCAGGACGCCCGAGGTGGCGAGGATACCCGCCGGTTCGTCGGCAGTGCCGGCGCCGTTCAGGATGATGTCCTCAATTTTGATGTCGAGGTTCTCAGTGAGCAGGGAATCGATCAGCGCAGAAATCACGCCGTCGTCGGAGAGCTCCTGGTTGGTCACTTCCACGCCGTCAGCGTAGGTGTATGCCTTCGCTTCTGCCGTGTTCGTGGTCAGGGTGGAGAGCGGCTTCACGCCACCGGTTGTGCCGGTGCCTGCAGTGTTCGCGGCTTCCGCAACGATCGCGGCGTTGTTCGTCTTGGTGACGACCTGCCGGTACTGGAACCAAGGGAGGTTCGTCCGCCCGCGGGTGATGAGGTCGAGCAGGGTGCGCTCGGGGCGGTAGGTCTGGTCGATGATGCCGGTTTCCCGGACGGCCCGGGCGTTGCCGGTGGCCACCGTATCCAGCGCAGCCTTCGAGCGGACCAGCCGGGAAGGGCCGATGTTCTTGGCCGCGATGTTGATGGGGGTGCCTTCACCGGAGCCGTCGTTGACGCCCATGTTCGGGTTGGCAGCCTTGAACGTGGTGTAGGCCGGGCTGTTGACGAAGCGCTCGCCAATGCTGCCCGTCATGGGTGCGCCGGCGCCGTCCTTCTGCACCGGGGCAGGTTCGCCGTCGTCGTCGCCGCCGCCGAGGCCGGCCAGCGCTGCGGCTGCCGCGTGCTGCTTGGCGATCATGTCCTGGGCTTCGCCGATTTCCTTGACGCACGCTACCGCGCGGTCAGATTCCTCAGCGGACAGGGTGCCAGCCTGCGCCTTCGTGGTCAGTTCCTTGGCCTCTGCCCGGAGCGCTGCCAGTTTTTCCTTGGGGTTCACTTTCTTCTCCCGTTATTCGATGGTGGAAAGCACGAGCAGCGCTCGTACATTTGCGTCGAGGCCGGCCGTAGCCGGGGGTTCCTCGCTGGTCTTTGTCACGGCCGGATCGGCTTTCTTCTCAGTGTCGGCGGCCGTTTCAGCCTTGTCCACTGCCTCGATAACCTCGTTCAGCCCATCCCTGATAGTTTTCAGTGTAGCTACATGCTTGCTTGCAAGCACGCGCCCTTCCTTGCGAGTCAGCAGCGCACCACTTAGACTGCCGTCCGATTTGACCGAAAGAAGCTCGGTTTCGGCGTTCGCGCCCTTGAAGCAAGGGCCCGCCTCCCATAGGTCCATTTCGTAGATGTGGTAGGCGTCGTCCGCCGGCGCATCTGCACCTTCGGCCTTTTCCAGGTAGCCGCCCGAGACGACTTCCCCGGACACGGAGAACTCGACCACGGCGCCCTTTTTCATCAGCTGATAGACCCGGGCCGCCTTCGCGGATTCCTCGATGTCCAGCAGCCCGGTAAGCTGCAGCCCGGCGTCGGTTTCCTCGGCCTTGGTGTACACACCCAGGAAGGAGTCGATGTCGTACCACTGGTGCGACCACACAACCGGGATGGACTTACCA